GCACGCGCTACTGCTCGACGAATGCCAGACCCTGCGCCCCGACGTGCTTGACGTTGCGGTCTCTCGAGCTCGCATTCCGGCGGTCGATGCGTCCGGCATCCTGCGCCGCCCGCTGGTCGTGACGTGCGGCATCCCGGTTGAGCCTGCGTGGTGGATTGACCGGACGCGGGAGATCGGCGGGGCCATCTACCTGCCGACGAGTGCGGAGAACGCGGCCAATCTCGGCGTCGGGTGGCTGGAGCGCATGCGCGCGACGCTATCGGACCGAGACTATGCGGCGCTCGTCGAGAATCGTCCGCTCCCCCCGGTCGGGTCCGTGTTCCGCTCGTGGGCACCCGAGCGCTGCGTCGTCGACCTGGTGCCGGACTGGTCGACAATGCGGTGCCTCCTCACGATGGACTTCGGGCTGCGTAACCCTGCGGCCTTGGCCCTCGCTGAGACCGGGCGAAACCATTGGTGTGTCGTACGGGAGTGGGCACCGGATGACGAGTCACTGCCCGAACTGCTGACGCGTCTCGCGGCCGACTGCATCCCGCGTCGCCACTGGACCCCGAGCGACCGGCGTATCCCGCTGGATATGGTGGTCTGCGACCCCGCAGGCGAAGCTCGGAACATGCAGACGAAGATTTCCGACCTCGACCTGGTGCGCGCACCGCATCCGCAGGGGCTCGGCATGGTGCCCATCGTCGAGCGCGACCCGTCGCGCAAGGACATCCCGGCTGGCTGCACGCGCGTCGACCTCGCCCTCGAGCGCGGCGCGCTGACCGTGGCGCGGCAGCTCTACGAGATCGGGCTGCGCGCTCCAGCGGGGCGGCGCACTCTGGCCCGCGCGCTGTCGGGGTATCGGTGGGACGCGAGGCAACCCGGCAGGCCCGCGAAGGACGGCACACACGACCACCACGCCGACGCGCTGCGGTACGCGGTGAGGCACGTGCTCTGGTCGCCGCCCGGTCCTCCGACGACGGCGCCGGCTCCGACGCAGCAGGGGCGAGGGCGGTACGAGGCGCCGGGGTCGTGGCACGAGTAGTTGCAGGCCAGCAGGGCGCGTGCTACTCGTGACGGTGCGGCCGAGGGGCCACAGGAGGTCGAGATGGGTAGGCTCATCCTCGCGGCGTTCGTCGTCGCAGGCTGCTCCGCGCAGTGGCAGTCCTCGGCGCGCGCGATGAGCGTGTCGCAGATGCCGTGCACGGAGCAGCAGGTCGAGGTGCGAGAGGTCGAGATGCACTACGCCTCGTGGACGTGGGCGGCGCGGTGCAAGGGCGTGGACTATCACTGCACGTCGGCGGGGTTCCAGACAACCTGCCGCACGGTCGAGGCGCTCGCCGAGTAGCCTGACGCACCGTGCGTGCATCGACTGACGGCGTGTGGTAGTCTGCGCACATGCCGCAGGCTGTCCGCGTATCCGGTTACGTCGCGCCCGAGGCCGTACCAGGTCGGGGCATCGGCGCGCACTCTCTCGCGGCACAGGATGGCGAGCACGCGCGACGGTTCGCCGTGCTCTCCGAGCGCATCCGAGCGTACAGCGTCGCCGAGCGGTGCGCGCCCGTGCGGGTCGGGTGGCAGGCGCTCTCGGGCCTCGCGACGTCGGCCACGTGGGACGTGTCGCCGGTGGCGGATTCCGCTGCGTCGGAGGCCGCTGCGGCGGTCGTGCGGCGCGTGCTCGGCCTCGGCGGCGCATCCTCGCCGGTCATCGAGTGGGAGGGGCGCATCATCGCGCTGCCCTCGTGGGAGTCGCGGTTGCGTGACCTCCTGCGCGGCGCGCTGATGGGGTTCTCGTTGGCCGAGATGGTGGCGTACCCCTACGAGGGCACGACCTACGTCGACCTCGAGCCGCGCGACCAGTCGAGCGTGCGGCAGTGGGTCTACGACCGGGACGGGCGCGTTGTCGCCGTGGACCAGTGGCGACGCGAGCCGGGCGGGCTGTCGAGCATGACCTCGGTGCGGCTCCCTTACGAGCGGCTCGTGCACCTGGTCTATCCCTCGCCGGCTGCGGGCGTCGAGGGGCTCGGCATCATGCGGCACATCGAGCCGCTCGCCACGGACTACACGGCGACGATGCGCCTGCGCGCGGTCGCGATGCAGCGGACCGCGGTCCCGGTGCCCACCATCAGCATCGATGAGGAGGCCCTCGGGCGCTCGGCTCGCAGCGATGGCGGACCGCCCGACGTATCGGCCATCGAATCGGCGCGGGCCGCGCTGCTCGACATCGCGCGCAAGTGGTCATCGCACGAGGAGGCCGCGCTGGTGATGCCCTCGTGGGCGACGCTTGCGTGGGAGGGGCGCCCCGATTCGGCCGCTCCGCTCTCTGGTGTGGTCGCCGACCTCGAGCGGCAAATCCTCCAAGCCTGCTACGTGCAGCACCTCGCGATGGGCTCGGCGTCCTCGTCGGGGTCGTACTCCACCGCGCAGGTGCACGCGGATCTCGCGGCGCAGCTCGCAGGTGACCTGTGCCAATGGGTCGCCGAGGGGCTCGCGCCCTACGTCCGCACCATCGTCGCGCTCAACATCGGGCCGCTCCCGCTCGCCGAGCTGCCGCGCCTGACCTACGCCGGCATCCGCTCCCCGCTGTGGGTCGAGCGCATCGCGGACGTGGTCTCTCTGCTCAACACCGGCGCGCTGACGCCGTCGCCTGACGACGAGCGCCACATCCGCGCCACCCTCGAGCTTGCGCCGCCCTCGACTGCCGCCGATGGGCGTAGCGAGCGCGCGCGGGTCGCGGGCACGGTCGCCATGACGCCGCCTGCGGGCGCGCTGCCGGGCGGTCTCTGATGGCGCTCACGACTGCCGAGCTGACGCCGCCCGAGGCTGTGCAGGACGCCGCGCGTCGAGGTGTCGAGCTGCACGAGGCCGGCAAGTCGGGCGACGGCCTCAAGCCCGAGACCGTGCGCCGCGCGAACAGCATCGCGGACGGTGAGCCGCAGTCCGAGCAGTGGGCGACCGTCGAGGCCCCTGCATGGTTCGCTCGCCACGCTGACGACTTCGACCGCGGCGTCGATGACCAGGACGGCGAGGAGACGCCCGGGTTCGTGGCGTGGCTCCTGTGGGGCGGCGACCCCGGGCGGCGATGGGTCGAGCGGCTCAAGGAGGTCGACATGCAGCGAGACGAGAACACGGGCGCATCGATGGCGCCGGCGGAGCTGGCCGTGCTCGCAGGGCATGCGCGGGCGCTCTCGGCGCCTCGACCTGCGCGTGTGCTGCCCGATGGTGCGGTCGGCTCGATGCACCTCGAGGGCGGGCTCTATCCCTACGACTACGGCGTTGCTCGGCACGAGACCGACAAGGCGATGGCCGAGCGCCACCCCGTGCTCATCATCCACGTGGACTCGCCCGGGGGCTACGTCTCCGGTGTCGTCGAGACCCGCCGTGCCATCGCACGAGCGCAGGCCGCGGGCGTCTACGTCGTCGCCTACGTCTACGGCACCGCGGCATCGGCGGCGCTGTGGGTCATCTCGGGCGCCGATGAGATTGTCGCGTCGCCGACTGCGCAAGTCGGTGGCGTGGGCGTGGTCGTGACCCTCTACGTCGAGGACGCCGAGCACGTGGTCGAGGTGGTCTCGACGCAGACGCCGAGCAAGCGTGCGTCGGTCGATGACGGCGACTACCTCGCAGCGCTCCAGCGCCGTGTCGACGCGCTCGCCGAGGTCATGCTCGACGACATCGCGCGCGGTCGTGGCGTGAGTCGCGAGGCGCTCGGCGATGGGTCGGTCTACTCGGCGCAGGACGCTGTCGAGCGGGGCCTGGTGGACCGCATCGCGACCGACGCTGACGATTGGATGTTCATGGGCGGACGTATGCCGCTCGACTACCCGCGCGCTGTCCGGACCGCCCCGGCGCTCGCGTCTCTTGCAGGCGGTACGGAGGCGCTCGTGACCGAGCAGGAAGCCGCGGCGATGACCGCGCGGAATGAGGAGCTCGCCCGAGAGGTCGAGCGCCTGAAGGGTGCGTTGTCGGCAGATGCCGAGCGCGCCAATGCCGCGGAGCTCGCGCTTCGCACGCGGGACGCGGAGGCCGTGGTCGACTCGGCCATCCGCGAGACCCGCATCCCGCAGGCGTCGCGTCAGTCGTGGGTCGAGCGGGCCGTCCGCATCGGCCTCGACGACGTGCGCGCAATGCTCTCCGACATGGTGCCGCAGGCGCAGGTCGGGAGTGCGGCGGGTCACGGCGGGGCCGCCGAGCCCAAGCCCGAGACCACGCCCGAAAAGGCCGCGGTCGCCAAGGCGAACGAACTGATTGCTGCGGCGCTCGGCCGCAAGGAGCACACCCGATGAGCCAGCCCGTCACCATCACGTGCATCGCGTCGGCCGCCATTGCGCGCGGTCGGTTCGTGCGCCTCAACTCCTACTCCACCGGTATCCCGGTCGTCACGCAGGCGACGGACGGAACGAGCGCGACGGGTCACCTCATCGTGGGCGTGGCGGGTACCGCTGCTGCCGCGGTCGGCGACCTCATCGACGTGGTCGTGCAGGGTCGCGTCGACTACGCCGTGGCCTCGGCCGCCATCGCCCCGGGTACCACCATCGGGTGCACCGCGGACGCCGAAGTCAAGGCCGCTGCGTCGGGTGACTTCGGTCTCGGCACCATGCTCGGCGGCCGGTCCTCGACCGGTGCGACCGCCAACGACGCCGTGTGCAGCATCCTGCTCTCCGGCATCCGCATCCTCGTGGCCTAAGGAGGGCTGACACATGGCTGGTTACACCACGGCGCAGCTTGCGCCGGTCAATCCGGTCCTCTCGGCGGCAGGCGTCATCGGCGCCATGCAGGACCTGGGCGGACTCGTGTTCCCGCGCCTCGGGCGCAACACCGTCCGCGTCGCCCCGCGCGACCATCAGGGCACGATCTTCGTGGCGCCCTCGGCGTCGATGCTCGGCTCGCCTGCGGTGCTCGAGACGGCGCTCGCGGCCGACTACCCGCAGCGCTCTCTCGGCGCCCCGACGACGGTCACGTACCGCACCGTCGAAATGAAGCTCGCGTCCGACCTCCTGCCGTACCGGCTCCTCGAGCGGTCGCAGATGCCGGAGAGCATCAAGGAATTCGAGGCCGTCTCGCTCGCCCGGTCCCTCGCCCTCGCGGTCGAGAGCAAGGTCCTCACCTCGTTCAGCACGACCGGCAACTGGACCGGCACGGCCGCCCTGACCGCCCTCTCGGGCGGCGCGGGTGTGCAGTGGTCGACGGTCGCCACGGCCGCCCCGATGAGCGACTTGCGGGCCGCCATCGAGGTGTTCCGGGCGCAGGCGTTCGGCATGCGGCCCGACACGGTCATCATGAGCCGCGCGGTCGCGTCCTTCGTGGCGCGCTCCGCCGAGGCCCGGGGCTTCGCCATCGTGACCTCCGGCGCCGCGCCCATCGCGCGCGCGGTCGCCTCCGACGAGTACCTCATCTCGGCGTTCAAGGGTGAGCTCGGCCTCGACCTCATCATCAGCGACGCGCGGCGGCAGACCTCGGCGGACGGGCTCACGCACACGTCGGCCGACCTCCTCACCGACACCGTGTGGCTGGGCTGCCTCGGCAGCGGCGTCACGGCGGCCGGCAGCGACGTGCTCGCGCGCCCCTCGGCGTTCCTGCTCGTGGTCGAGGACCCGCTGTTCGGCGGCGGCGTCGACAGCGGCGGCCTCGTGCTTCCGATGTCGATTCGCGAGGAGGAGAGCGCGAACCTCTCCGCTCGCGGCGTGTACATCAAGGGCGAGGTCTACACCGACGAGGTCGCCCTGATGGCGCAGCTCGGCTACACCATCACCGACTGTCTCGCCTGATGCGCTGCACCGTCACGAAGCGCGTCCCCACGATGGGACAGAACAACCACCCGTGGACAGCGGACCTCTCCGCCGAGCAGGTGGCGTGGATTCGGTCGCAGTACGGCGACGGTGCGGTGCACATCCTCGAGCCGGTCGAGCCCGAGGTCGACGAGCCCGAGGCCGTCGAGGCGCCCAAGCGCAAGCCTCGCCGCTGACGCATGGCACTGCCCGCAGCGATACGGGCGGCTCTGCGTCGGCGGCAGGCCGACATCGACGACGTAGGGCAGCGGACCGCCGCTGCTCTCGTCGGACTCCGCGCCACCCTGCGCGAGCGGCTGCTCGAGCTGCTCGACCAGGCCGGCGACGGCGATTGGCGCGCGGGCATCATCGCGGTCCAGCTCGACGAGGTCGCGGCGGCAGTCGCGGAGCTCACGGGCGAGGTGCAGGACGCGTGGCTCGATGGCCTCGAGGCGGTCGAGCGCGCGACCCCGGCGCATCTTCGCTCCCTTGGGCTCGACCCTGCCGAGGTCATCGACGTCGAGGCGCTCACGTCCGTCATCGACGCGGCGAAGCGTGACGCGCGGGACGCCTTCCGCGGCGCCTCGCTCTCGGTCGCGACGGACCTCATGCCGCTGCTCCGCGAGGGGTATCGGCTCGAGAGCCTGACCGAGCTGTCCGAGCGCCTCGCGAAGCGCCTCGAAATCAGCACGGAGAAGGCCGCGACCGAGGCGCGCACGCAGACGGCGGTCTACGCGCGGGCCGTGGCGGGGGCCTACGCCGACGAGCTGCCGGGCATCCTCGGGTATGCCTACGGTGGCCCCGAGGACGGCCTTACGCGCCCGTTCTGCGCGGCGCTCGTGGGGTTATGGGTATCGCGAGCCCTCGCGCCAAAGCTCGACAACGGCGTCTCCGGCCTGCCGCATCCGCTCGACTCGGGAGGCGGCTACAACTGCCGGCACTCGTGGCTCGCGGTGCCGCTCTCGACGGCGCTGCGATGGGGCTACCGCGAGGCGACCGAGGCCGACGTGACGGCAGCGAATCGCGCGGCGGTGTAGGGCGTCGACCTCGCGCGCGGTGTGTGGTAGGCTCGCACCATGGCCGCGCGCAAACTCAACACGGGGCAGGCGCATCGGTTCCGGTGGTGGCCGCCGGATGGCGTCATCGCGTCGTCGCCGACTCTCACGGTCACATGGCCCACGGGCGCGGCGACGTACACGCTCGCGCTAGCTCGAGAGCCTGACACCGTCTCCGCCATCTCGACCGACCGGCGCGTGCTCACGGTGACGTGGGGCGCATCGGGGACGCCTGCGGTGCTCGCATCCCCCGACTCCCCGGCAGCGGCGATGCTCTACGGCATCGGCACCGTCGAGGCGGCGGTCCGCGTCGTGCGCGCAGTCACTACGGGCAGCGGGTCCGGAACGGTCGAGCTTGCGGAGCCGCTGCCGCACCCGGTGACCGTCTCGGCCTCGACCCTCACGCTGCACTGGCACGAGCGGTCGGCGGTCATCGCGTCGGGTGACGTGGGCACGACCCCGACCCGCAACGTGCGGTGGTCCGTCGACTACACGGCGGCCACGCAGGGCATCACCGTCGACTACAGGCGAGACCGCGACGTGCTGCACATCGTCGCGATGGCGTTCGGCACCGGGCTCTCCGACGCTGACGTGCTCGCGGCGTTCCCCGACTTGCGCTCTCGCCCGATGGGTCAAGGCTCATGGCGGGCGCAGCGTGACGCAGCGCTCGATGACCTGGTGCTCCTCGTACGGTCTCGCATCGCGCCCCGGGTCGAGGACGTGCTGCCGGGCTCGCAG